GTCCACGAAGGTTTGTCCATCTGGCGCACTAATAGCGGAACGTACCAAGCTGGATAGCTCGTCCATCGTACCAACACCTTGCCCAAAAACTTTAGGTATTGCAAGTGCAATTTGTCCATCTTCCAAAGTAGGGCGTGCAATATTCTGAAGATTGAGTCCACCGCGAGAAGCCCAGCGACCAGTACTCGCACCGTGATAAACCAAAGTATTCCTAATCTTTCCATCTCTCTGTATCTCCAACATCTTAGCGTACTTAGCCACGCTAGTTTGGCTGCCTTCTTGGCGCAGCTCCAAAGCACGCCGCACATCGTCAAATAAGTTAGTGTCCACTAACTTAGCTGAAACGGTCTTCTCGGTCAGGTCAGGTAGTTCGGCGCCTCGGGTGTTTAACCATAGAAGCAGTTTAGCGCGCTCTGAGGGCTTACAGCCGGTGAGTTGAAGGGTTTCCTCATCGATTGCCTTTTGAGCGTTCTGAACGGCGTTTACAGCGTTTTGGAGCTCGTTCTGATCCACCGGGACACCACGCAAGTTAATACGCTGCGTGAGTTCCCATATTCGTTGCTCGTCCACCGTAAGGGGGCGTAACAATTCGGTGATTCCCATCTCAGTTCTAACGTCTTGTTGGCAGTACTCAAATAACTGGGCAAGTAGTTCTGGATCATCATTAAATTCCCCTTTCTTATTGGGTTTACATAACTTCTGAATCAATCTGGCGCCGATGGCGTCTTTTTTATGTGCTGAATCCATAAACGTGCCGGCCTCATCAAGAGACTGCGGTATATTATTGGCCGCTGCTATGGCCATGGAATCGATACACTGGTCGAGCTTTAGTGGTGGCCAGCCGTATTTAGGCACACAGACGCAATTCCAGATGGCGTACTCAAAAATAACATTCCACCCTTGGATTTTGCCGCCTTCGGCTACATGGTCTAATAATTTAGATAAAAAATGCCCGTAGTGTGGGTTATTAACTTTGTCGGTTACTAACACATCGTCAGGTTGGGTGCCGAACGCAATACACAACACTTCTGTTGTGGGATCGTTGGCGTAGATGTCCAAGCCTACATCTGGCAAGTTGGCTCTACTGCGGGTCTCAAAGTCAATGCTGTAAATCATAGTGCTCCTAAGGCAAGCCGACGTATCGGCGGTTTACAACTGTTTTAAATCACTCACCTTAATATTATAGCATGTTGCTTTAACAATGAAGTTGGGATCATCTGGGTCAACCTGACCTTTAATTAAGTGTACCGCATCTTTGTAAAACTGGTGCTTATCATACACGCCTAAATACCAGCCCTTTGTTAAATCATTTTTAACCCGTACAAAAGCGTAATAGTCGCATGCTTGTTCGGTGTTGAACGCAGCTACTGAGCAAGCGTAATGGGGTTGTGGTACATACCCAGTCTGTTTTGTTTTAACATCGACTTTGGTGCCATCATTTAAAATCAAATCGTAATCGTAAGTATTGTCGTTTTTACCGCCTAAGACTTGTTGAGCAATTTGCTCGCCAATAAAACCAACTAAATTACCTGCACCCCTACGGATACTGTTATTTAATCTGCCCATCGCAATGGATTTTTCTTGGGCTTTTGAAATCATAGCTGGCGTTACTTCAATTTCGATCATATTTTCTCTCGTTAAAAAAGGGGGCCGTACTGCGCCCCCAAGGACCAACCACCAAGTAAAACTTAAATTTTTTGTACTGCTATTTGATAGCCATCATGCACTACCTTAAACTGATCTTTAAAAACGTGACTAAACGCATCAATTGCCATTTTGGGTTTTTGCCAATCAGTAAACCCATCTGGGTTCCAATGGTAATCATCAAAGAGCATAATGCCGCCACTCTTTAACAACGGCCACGCCATACAAGCATCGGTAAGAACCGCTGGTGCGGTGTGGTCGCCATCGATATAGATAAAATCAAATACCCAATCTTCAGAAATTAAATGCGACAAGGCTTGATAGGATGTATGTTTGAGAATCGTAAGTTGCTGATCTGGTTTCTTAGCTCTTGCAACATTAAAAGCAAATTGTTCATAAAGTTCTCTTAAATCCATATCTTTATGTTCCATGCTACCTTTAAATGGATCAACGCAAACCATAATGCCTCGTTCACTTAAACCGTTTTGCAAAAACCAGCAAGTACCACGACCTTCGAAGCAACCAATCTCAAGGAATGCTTGCTTCATTGGCAACATCGACATCAACTGCTCGATGTGTGGAATGTTGTATGTAAACCAATCTTGCGTGAAATTCATACGAAAATCCTATCTATTATTTGTTGCTTCTCGCCATTTGATAGACTTGACCAACTAGCAATCTCATCTCTTGTCCTCTGGCACCCACGACAGACATCCATGACGAGGGCGCAGATTCCAGTGCATGGACTCGCCACGTCCATGCCATGTTCCAATTGAGTAGATTGAGCGGAGGGCAAGCCCAAGGATCAGATCTCACACGCACCAGCAACACAAGCAAGCTGTTGAGCGCCTTCTACGTTATCTGTTTCTTCGATGAGAAGAGACCAATCAATCTTTGGCATCTTAGCTTTAAGCTCGTTGTAGGTCTGCTCGTCTGTTTCTTCATAAGGCGCTTGTCGATAAGTTCCTCCATCATAGGGGAGGTAACTGACTCCGCTGATTTCATCGAAGTTTTCCCATGTCCATGCTCCGACACTTGGCCAGTCTTTTTCTTCGACTGAGATGGTGACTGAGGGCTTGTGCTCGCACCAGTGTCTTTGGTAAGTGAGCCAAAGTGCCAGATGGGAAATGGGGGTAACATCAGCTCTTGTAAGTCCGTCTGGAGCTTTTTTAGCGAAGCTAAATACTGTCGTTTGAGTGGGTTTGTATACGCAGTCCTCCGCAGGTACTCCTTGGGCGACCAAGAATTGTGTAAGAGGGTCCTTCTTATCTCCGCGCACTCGTCTAATGTAATATTTGGAATGTCTTGGATGAATTCCTGATGCGCTATCCACCAGTTGTGAAACTGTTCCGGAAGGCTTAACTGCTGTGATTGCAGTGCTTTCAGGTATTCCAAGTAGTGCTGCCCATTCTTTATTAGTCTCTCTGGCGCAGATTCGTAAATCTTGTAAGAGCTCATTTAACTTGTCTCCTTGGGTTGTGAGAAGGGGATTATCATAGATTCCGGTGAGGGAGACACCCAAAAGCCGTTCCTCTTCAGTATTTCTCTGCCACACCTTGCGCAAATAGGGGAACTTTGTAAAGGTAGACTGGATGGTACCAAGGATAGTGGCGATGCGCACTTTGCGCAATAAAGTCTCTCTGGTGTCGTCATGGCGTACTACTGCCTCTGTTAAATTGCAAAATTGATAAGGTCGAAGAATGATTTCAGAGCACGGATTTGTTCCAAATTCGAAATTAGGATCACGGTGTCCGTATTTCTCCACGGTTTTTTTAGCGGCTTCACGATTAAATATTCCCCGTTCACCAGAGTGGGAGTTATATAGCGAGAGCCACTCTTCCATAAATTTCCCCACCGTAGGAGTCTCATTATAAACCGCACTGTTGTTGGCGAGTGCACGATGAGGTGCTGTTTCCCACCATGGGCCAGCTTTAGCATGTCGAATCCTTTCATCATCTAAGTCTGACAAGGATATCATAGCTGAGCGACGAACGCCACCCACTACAACTACCTCACCAATTTTGCACATTAAGTCGTGGCACTCAAGCGAATTGAGGCGACGACCTTTTGCACCTTTAAAAGTGTTTACCGTAAATTCAAATAAATCAACTAGTGGTTCTGGCCCGGAAGCTCTTCCACCAAATGTTTTAAGTCGAGCTCCGGCAGGTCGGACGGTAGAGACGTCCCACTTAGGTATTTCGCCTGAATAGAGGTGGGCGATAAGCAAACGTAATGATTTTGCCCAACCTTCTTTGGAGTCGTGTACTTGGATGGTTCCATTGTAATCAAACAAGTTTTCTGGCACTTCTGGCAGACGGTTAATGTACTTGGATTCAACTGAAAATCCAACACCAGTTCCGCAAAGCAAAATGAACATGGCTTCGTCAAAACTCTTGGCATCATCCACTGGGAGATACGAGCAATTATAGATGCAAGTATTGTCACGATCGGCGCTCTTTCCTGCCGTCATCATGGCTCGCATGGAAGGCATTAAATCTAAGTTATGGATTGAATCAAAAATTTCTTTCTTTAATTCAGCATTGTCTTGAATTGCTGGGGTACGGCTAAAAATGTAATCTACAAATCGGTTTACTGTTTCTGCCCAAGTCTCTCTGCGGTGTTTGTCATCTATAAAACGGGCATATCTGCTCATTCCAATATATTCTTGGTAGCTGTCCATTTCGTTATATTTTTTATTACTCATTTACTATTCTCCACATTGTCATTGCATTTTTATTTTTATCACCGCCCATTAAAAAGGCAGTGTTCTGTGGGCCATATCCCATTTCTTTTAATGCTTTTACCATTGTTAAAACTTCATCTGAAAATTTTGATGGGTATTTCCAATTGGGGTTACTGTGATTATTGAACTTTGGTTTAAATTTTTCAATCTTGCTTAATTCTAAATTTAACGCCGCTTCTTTACTTAAATAGCTTGCTGTTATGCTTACAATATCTTGCATTGTATAACCTAACGCAAACAATTCATTTAATCTTTCTTGGTGATTTTTCTTTCTATTAGAACCTCGGCATAGCCAAGCTCTTTCGTAACTACCCATTCCAATGTATAAAATCTCACCGGTTTCTGGGTCTGTGTGTTGATACACATAATATTGATCCATATCTTCTTTTATTGTTATTAGGTTGATGAAAAAGGGAGGCCACCGTTTCGATGGACACTCCCCGATACTACGTACTACTGAAAGGAACTACTTATACTGCAAAATCTGTTGCTGCTGTTGCTGCCACACCGCCTAAGCGATCGCCATCTTCTAGCTTCTGTACGTTGTTTAAGCCAAAGCCAATGCCTTTAGCACCGGATACATCGTATGGGTACATATCAATAGATACGCGACCATAGCATCCGCTATACAACTCACTTGGATCTAAAATGGGATTTACTTCTGCGTCAACTACACCGGGCTTGCGGTCTAGGTTTGCGTAAGCATTAAAGAAATAGTGGCCTGCAAATTCAGACTCTTCTTTCTCTACGTCTCCATCACGTAAGCCACCTTTGAGGAGCTTAGGAACAGAACCGCCGAAGTAAGCTGCGTTAGATTGCTTGGCTTCTTCGAGTGCTTTATTAAAGCGTGCTACACCTTCTTTATCTGATTTTGGAATGAGTACCATCATCGAATACTTGAGTGTGCCGTTTAGTGTTTCAGCTGGTTCAAATACGTTAACAAAAGAAAAGCGAACCTTGTTGGTAACATGTTTAACGCGTACTGGTTTTGCAGCCATAATAATTAATCCTTATATCTTTTTAGACTGGACTTCAATCGGGGCCAGTCTGTCTACCCGTACACATATTAATGCAAAAACCAAAGCCTAATTATTTCACGATGTGAGAAACTAGGCGTCGTATAAAATTCCATGTTTGGCCAGCGCTTCTTTCATTGCCAATGCTTTTACAAAGTCCGTTGCGTATTCTTTGTCTTCTAATAATTCTGGCTCTTCGCCAATCATATCAACGACTTCTTCGATTGAGTCTCTGAGTTGTTGTATGCCTTCGCGGTAACCGCTGCCTGCTAATCCATCAAAATCTTTTAGAAATTTGTCAATTAACAAATCCGGAATATCAAATTCCGAACCATAACATTCTACCATCATAGCGGACTTTCTAATTATTATTTTGCCACCATTACTAATCCGACATTTCCCATTGCGTAGCCTAGGAACATAATGCCGGTACCTATACCACCTTTTCTAAATTGATCCATTGCAACAATAAAATACACCACGCCCATTGCGGCGATTAGCCATGTACTCATAAATTTTCCTCGGCCATATGGCAAAATATGCCACATTCTATAGATTGTTCTTTTGGATAGTTACCGGCGTCTACTGGTAATTCATCCAAATAAACGCGTTGTCCTTTACTTTTTGTTATTTTAACACCAAGTTGTCTTTCTAATTTAGCCATTTTGTTAAACGCATCTGGAAAATCAACTCTAATTTTATTCCAGTAACCTGCGCCACCTTTAACACAACCAACACAATTGTTGTTATGGTAGCCTAATTTATACATCACTGGCAGTTCTATTCCTGCGCGTTGTAATATGGCTAAACAATCTGATTTATTTAATTTTTTTTCTATTAATATAGACCATAATTTTACATCATTATTGGCATCAATAAATCTATTGGCTCTATCTTCTTCTTCGACTGTATAACCAAAAACTTGTATGTCATTTGGTTTTTCAAATTGTTTTCTAACTTCTTTTTTAAGAAATAACGTACAAGGTGCTCCTTGAATTCCTACAATATATTTACGTTTTATAAATACTTCATAAATGCTGCCATTGTATTTTTGATCTTGCAAAATAGTTATCGGTTGTCCAAACCATTTTTCACAATCTTTCAAGAATCGCATGTTGTCTGGATGTTCTTCTTTAACATGACAATACACAATTTCTACTGGAGTTTTACTTTCAGAAATAGCTAACTTTGTTGCAACAGCACTCGCTGCGCCGCAGCTAAACCAAGATATTACTCGGCTCATGCAAAGTCCTCCTTCGCATCTTCTTTGACTTTTACCAGTTTGGGTGAGCCTTCTGGCCGTAATACCAAGTCGCCCAACCATGCGGTTACTTGGCCTTTAGGGCCGAGCTTTTCTAATGCAGCGATGGATTTGAGTTTGCGTGGCTCCCAGATTTGTTCTTCTGGCATACCTTTTTCTGTAAGAACTACAGCAGCTAACGCGTGATCGCTAATCTTGCGATGCGTTACTGTGGTTGAAAGTTTGAAGCCGGGCGGAATAACATCTTGCTCGACTGCGCGAGTAAGCGCAAACTCTTCAACATCATTTACCCACGTTTTGAGGTCTTGGGCTTTGGTGAGGACTTGGCTGAACTCTTCTTCGGTGAGGAGGGCCGGGGTTTTGAACTCGAGTTGCGCGAGTTGGGTGTTGTGGTCGCTGCGGGCGCGGCACTGCGCTTTGGCTTTGCAGAATTGACACCATTCGCCCGGGAGGAACTCGCCTGCGCCGCTCCACGCTTTCTTGGCTTTTGGGGCGACGTAATATTTTCCCCATTCAAGGAGCTTGGCGATGGTCGTGCCATCGCTGCTAATAGAGTCAAGTCTTGGTTGGTGGATTGTGTAGTGAACTTCCTTGATTTCTGAAAATTTTTCTTTAAACTTAGAGTACGCTCCGAGGGAATACAACCTAAGTTGAGTATTGTCTTGCGCAGAGACAGGAATTCCTTTTCCGAACTTGAGATCGATGACGTGGATTGAATGTTTTGAAAGAATGATGACATCAGCCGTACCAAAGCCGTCAGCAACCCAGTCAGAAAAGTCGACACGCTGTTCAAAAAGAGGCGTGTCCCCCTCACCAATTTGAGAACGAACGTACAGTACATAATTGTCCACGTTAGCTTCAAAATCGTCACGTTCGTCCGCAGTGTATGACCGATAGATTTCGTTGTTTTTGATTGCTTCATATTCTGCTTCATACTCATCCTGTTTAATTTGACCATAATAGAACCTTAGACGCGTTTCGGCAAGCGAGTGGGCCAGTGTCCCTTCCGCAGAGAAATCGATGCCCTTAGAGCTTCTCTTGAGGTCTGGGAGGGTGGCTTCAAGGCGAGCCGATGGAGTGCACATTAACCAACGTTTTGAGCTAGAAGCGCTTAATAGGGCATGTGCTGTCATTCAAATCCTTATAATCTATATAGTCGTATACATATTAATGCAAAAACAGAGCTATTTTAGTCAGCTTTTTTGTTATATTTTTGTAAATATTTAAGGGCGGATTTTAAAACATCTATGGAATCGTTAAAAAGTCCTAATCCTTGATTACATTTTTGACAAAGAATGCCCCGAACTTTACCTGTAGCGTGATTATGGTCTATATGTGCTTTTATTTTTGTGTTTAATTCCATCTTACAAATTGCACAACAATTTTTTTGTTTGTTTTTTAAATTTTCTATAAAAGAAAAAGATACTCCAAATTCTCTAAGCCACCTTGCATTTTTAACTTTTTCGGGATTGTTGTTTTGCCATTCCCTTGATACTAATATATGGCATGGCTTGCATTTGCCATATTTTCCATCTTTTCTTCTTCTATCGATATTAAATTCAGATAGCGGCTTTTCGATGCCGCATTTGGTACACTTCTTCATTGATACCCCTTAATGGTTTATTGGTGGACTAGCCAGTGATTAAGGCACTGGCAAGGGAGCTACCCTGTTCGCCCATTGATGATATTACTCTTTTAAAGACTTAATTAATTC